AACCTGAAACAACTCCAATAAGCAGAGCATATGAACTTGAACCTGCAAGGTCAGCAATACCTTGTATTCTATATCTTTTAAGTACAGTACCATTTTTCTTAGTTATTGTACCACCTATTGCAGTCATAGTAGCTTGAACGTCTGGTTCAATTGAACCTTGTACAAAGGTTACTGAAGGATCTGAAACTACAGCAGCAAAGTCAGCAACTGAAATAGTACCAGCTAAGTAGTCATCATCTCTACGTCCATCTTTAAGACCTAATGGTATTACTGTTTTAGTAGTATCAACAGTACTTACTATTCTCTTACCTTTAATCCAACTTATAAAATTTAATATATCCATGTTATTTATTTTTTATTTTTATTTATTAATTAATTGTGTATAGTTCAAAGTATACATACAATGCACCATTCCAGTTATTAACTCCAGCTATTGCAGGATTTGCATTATAAAAATTAAAATCTAATCCAGTTGTAGCTCCTGTAGCAATTAAGTGTGGAATAGCATTGTCAGTTATAGTGTTTTTGTAATATACAGAATACTGTACATATATATTATCTCTATTGGCTAAAGTAAGATCTAAATCTAAATTATCAATTGTGAAAGATACTGAAGTAGCATAAGCTGGATCAGGAGTTAAAGGAGCAGATGATCCCATATTAAGAATATCAATAATACCACGGGGAGTATCTACTGTTACAACACTAGTAATTGCCATGTCTAACTCATAATGTTTAGTATTACCAATATTACCTGATTGTACTGCATCATTTAATGTCATTGCTACTGTAAGATACTTGTCATCTCTTTTTCTTGAAGGCGCACCTACAGCAACTAGAGATCCATCTGGAGGTGTAGTAGTTACACGCTTAGCTTTGATCCAGGAAATAAAATTTAAAATGTCCATGATTATTTATTTTATATATATATACTATAATATACAAAAAAGTTTTATAAAAACAAAATCCCAGAAAATTAATCTGGGATTTCCTTACCTAATGTGTAAAAATTAACAGCCTAACAGAGAATTATAGCCTTAAGTTATTGCAATGTATAAATAATATTTTAATTAACTATACTTCTTAATTTTTTATTTTTAAATTTTTTTGATTTATGTATACTTCTTCTAGCTGAAGCCCTTGCTTTATTCATTTGTTTTTTAACTCTAAGGTCTTCTTTATATACAAGTTTATTACGCATTGCTACATCATCATTATGACTCCCACCTTGATTATAGTTAGGACCAGATGTTGCACATGAATACAATAATAATATCAAAATCCATTTCATTTTTTCAGTTCAGTTATTCTTCTTTTTAAATATACTTCAGCTTTTTCCAGATCCTCTAACTCTTTAGTAGCATCTTTCTTTCCAGCTCTTGCTATGTACTTAATTACATTACCTAAGTAAAAGTCTTTATCTAATCCCCATGCCTCAAGCACATTGAACACTTCATAAGGATTATTAGGACCACCATAATGAGCTGGCCTTAACGGATAAGGTTTAGCATTTAAATCTGGTAATGTAACTGCTTTAGGTTTTGCTCCTGCAAAAGAATCTTTTCTGATATAATCTTTATACATTTCTTGGCTTTTATTTGCAGCAAGTTCAGCCATAATCTTTAAACTTTTAGTATATGTATTAGATGTCTCAGGTTTTCCTACCATCCTTTTATAATCATCACAAATTAAAGGGCTCATCTTACCAAACAATTGCAATGTCATATTCACTTACCATCAACTTGATGCCTCCATCAACCTCAAGTGCTTCTGCACCTTTGATAGCATTAACACCAATGTAAACTACATCACCTGCTTTAATTGTAGTAACATCTTCACCAATTGCATACACTGTTAACTTGGTCCATTTCTTCATGTCCTCAGAATCCATATGTGCTTTATCAGCTTCACTTAATTCAATCACAGATTCTTTTCTTTCTGGCTGACTGATTAATACTCTGCGTCCTTTCAGACTTTTAATTGCTTTACTCATAATATTATATTTTAATTATCCAGTAAAGATAATAAATTTATTAAACAATTAAAGTTTAAACAAAAAAATAAGTCTAGACTTTTTACATCTAGACCTACCATTGAGTAACCAATTAAAACAAGAACCATTATTAATCGCAAAACAAATAATGATATCACAAATATAAGTATTATTCAAACACCTTATACATTCTATTAAAATTTTTTTCTGGCATCAAAGTATATTCCCCGTACCAGTCTTTTATAACATAGTCCCCCGGGGTCAATTTAATTTCACCATTATTAGTAGTAAGAAAAAAGCTATCAAATTTTTTCCCATCATAATTTCATATTTCTGTATATGTTGTTTCAAATATTTCTTTTTCTACTAGCCATCTTTCACCTTGTATACCAGTACATACATAGTGTTTTCCAAACTCACCTTTAAGTTCTTGATTCTCCAATGTAGATATATATGGTATTGTTGGTTCTGGTGCTGAAATCCCAAACTGAATATCATCTCTTCCACTTGCTAGTTCACGATATGTCCATGTGAATCCATCCTCATCACCCAGCTCAAATATCTTAGCTTTTACTGTAGCTATTTTTCTATACTCCTTCATGCTCATAATTTTAAAATACAAATATAATAATAAAAACAAAACCTCCAGATTACTCCAGAGGTTTCCTTACCTAACCTAATAACGTCAATTTTAAATAATGCTACAGCAAATATAATAAACTATTTTAAATAAAAAAACCCCAGGTAGTAATTCTTGATCAGAGAAACTTTCCTGAGGGTAGTAAAGTTATAGACATCGTCATTTCCCTTACTGAGAAGTCCAAACCTGGGACGCTGATCTTACGGGAAGCGTGTCTGGCACATGATACAAATATATAACAATTCCCCGGAATACACCTTACCTATAATAAATAAATGCACTTATGGATTTTGTACATGCAGTAAGATGTAGTGGACCCTCTATCAACAACCCCCACCCCCGCTAGCCAGAGGTGGTACCCCCCATGACTCTCAGAAGATCCAGCTCATAACTATCATGAAATCTAGATAATTATGACTACAGAAAAAGATTACACAGACTACATGCTAGCAGAGGCATGCATACTACAAGAACAGATAGAAGAAGATATGATGACTGAGTATCATCTTAGCTTTATTGGTGAGCTTGGATATGATGATGAGTACTATGACTAATAGAGGGGGTATAGCCCCTTCTTCTTTCTTGCTTCGCAGCTTTAATCTATTCAGCTTTAAACTCTTATTGATATTAACTTAAACTTATATAACATGAATACATTTTTAACTATATGTGCACATCTACGTGCAAAGAACTTACTTAATGCACATCAAGTACATGTACATTTAAGTATAGCAGAGAATAATGAACAGTATGCTATTAATATGCAAAGGTTTCTAGATACTAAGGTATCAAGAGGAAGCATTATAGAAGATCAATGTTACCGCATTGAGAAACCTGAGTATGTATTCAGTTCATATACTCAAGCTATAATGGCTGAAGTAGAAGCTGAGATGGCTGAAGAAATGGATGAGTTTATGTGGAATTAAGATAAGAGGGGGTATTATGCCCTCTCTTTTTCTTGCCTGCGGCAGCTTTTATTTATTCAGCTCTTAACTATTATGGATATAAATGTTTAATTAAATAATAAAAATTATGGAAGCTGTTAAAGACAAAATCGTAATTTGCACAATTAAAGCAATTGATGCAGAATTGAGTATTAACGTGAATGGTAAAAGATACAAGAAATGTACTCTTACTTCTGCCTCAGGTAAAAATGCACGTGGTGTAATTTATGAATCTGTGTGGGACAAAGTTAATGTTGGAGATGATGCTAGTGTTGCATTATCTGTTATGGATGATGGACTTACTATTATTCCATCTGTAATTGGATTACCATTATCTTCTCTTACATTTGAAGACTATGGAGTTGAAGCACCTGTTGCTGAAACATTCAGTGCTGATGATTTCAACATCTGATAATATAACCCTTACCGTAACAGGTAGGGGTTTATTATTTTTATGCCTATTGTAGTTAAATGTATTACTGTGTTTTATATACTGTATGTTTATTTTTGACTACGTCAGCTTTGTTATTCAGCTCTAAACTGTATGGGATTGTTGTGTAGGTTAATTACCACGGTCCATTTGGTAAATTAATAGACTAGTATTAACCAACACGGTCTTTTAAATTAACTGTCAGATTGATTATTAATGGTGATATAATGATCAAGTTAATTATATGTTGCAGGATTATCACTGTATATATACTTAGTCAGATGCATTAAGCATAAGTTGACAGTAATGTGTTATTAATATAATCATATTGACAGTCTCACACCGGTACTTGTAGTCAAATTGATTATATTATAGCTGATGCTAGTTATGTTGTGGGTAATGCTGTAACATGCTGGTACTTAACAGGTTATATAAATATAATTTGTGTGAGAATGTGAGAGATAAAGTAGTTGAC